TTATTAATAATATAGCAGACTCACATATTATTGGTACGAATATTAAAGATCGTTTACCACACAATCTATATGTCTGTTTCGAAGGCATTGAGGGTGAGTCATTGATGATATTATTAGACATAGCAGATATACAGGTATCAACTGGATCTGCATGTACATCGGGTGATTTAACCCCATCTTCTACTCTTACGGCAATTGGATTAGATGAAAAACTAATACATAGTGGTATTCGTATGACATTTAGTGGACATGAAACAAAGGACGAATTGGATTATTTATGTAGTAATCTGAAACGATGTGTTGAGATATTAAGACAATTAAATAAGTAACTATGACGAGAACGGTAAACCCGTTCTTTTTGTTTGGAAAGGAGAAAGAATTATGAAAGAATTATTAAATTCATTAAATTGGGACGAGGTAATTGTGACAATTTGGACAGTTATATTACTTCCTGTACTGACTTATATTGGAAACGAAATTAAGAAGTATACAGAGGCAAAAAAGATTGATAAATATACCGAAATTCTACAGAAAAATGTTTTATCTGTAGTTAAAGATGTATATGAAACAGAAGTTAAGGGAGTTAAGGGTACTGATGCATGGACGGAGGATAAAAAAGAAGAAGTTCGTCAGATTGCAAAGAGTAAGATTATTTTTGCGTTATCGACTTCTGCTTTTGAATGCCTTAAAACGGCAAATGCAGATTTTGACGAATATTTAGATTCTTTAATTGAATCCAGTTTATTTGACTTAAAGAACAAGTAGGAGGTGATTTAATGTCCTACAAAATGAAAAAGAATTTAGCTAATAAAAGAAATTACGGAGCAAAAAGAAGTACATCTGCAATTAAATATATTTTCATACATTACACAGGTAATGATGGAGATTCTGATGAATCGAATGCCAGATATTTTTCTAATAATTATGTAGAGGCATCTGCACATTATTTTGTTGATGATGATTCTGTAACACAATCAGTCCCAGATAATTATGTTGCATGGTCTGTTGGTGGTACAAGATATAGCAACTGTAATATAACTGGGGGAGGAAAATATTATACTCTTTGTACTAACAGTAATAGTATTAGTATTGAATTGTGTGATACAAAAAGAGATGGAACAATTTATCCATCAAAAGCTACTATCAAAAATGCTATTGAACTTACGAAGAAATTAATGAAAAAGTATCATATCCCACAAGACCATGTTCTTAGGCATTTCGACCGTACAGGCAAAGCGTGTCCGGCATATTGGTGTGGAAATGAAACAAAAAATAATTTATGGAAAACAGAGTTTTATAATAAATTATCTTCTAATACTACTTCAAAAACACCATCGGCATCTACGACAACCCCATCTTCTACTTCTACATCTAATCATGCAAAAAAGAAGATCGTGGCAAATGGGCAAAAAGCAGCTAATAAGTTTGTGGGTTGTAATATTGTTGCTGATGGTATCTGGGGAAATAAAACAAAGAAAGCTGCCATTAAGGTTGTTCAGACCGCTTTAAATAAGGATTATGGAGCAAAACTGTCAGTTGACGGAATTTGGGGTTCTGCTACAGACAAAGCTTTTGGATCACACTATGTTAAAGTAGGTGAAAGGCAGTGGTTGGTAACCGCACTTGAGATATTATGTGCACTCAAAGGAAAAGACCCAAAAGGGATTGAATATCCTGGTGTGTTTGGTCAAGGATTAAAGAAAGCTTGTGGAACATCGAAAGCTGTTAAGAAAACTTTCAAGGACTTATGTTCTTAGAAAGGTGGCTTGAATGAAATATATAGAAGCAGTATTTAATCAAAATTATATAAGTGTTATCCTAGCAGTGTTCTTATTATTATTTGCAATCAAAGAAATAATTGATCTCATTTCTTATTTTAAGGAGAAGGGACGAATTAAAACTGGTTCTGATCAGGACAAAGAAAATGTTGAGAATAGACTTATAACTTTAGAAAAACACGATAATTGGCAATACAAAGAAATATCTAAAATGTCAAAGGGTATAGATGATATAAAATGTCAATTAACTGAAAACGAAAGAGCTGATAAAGAGCGTACAGTTGCGACATTAAGAAATCAGTTATATGGATTACATGCTAAATTTTCTGAAAAAGGTTATGTTGACAATTCTGGATTAAAAACTTTTACGGAGTTAGGGAAAATTTACGAAGCCGCTGGGGGCGATGATATTTACCACGAAAAATTGAAACCAGAAGTATTAAGTTTACCAATTAATGATGATTAAATATTTCTGCCACAGTAAAAATTACTCATATTATAATATAGTACATAAATAAAATACATTTGTACATATTAACATTATGAAGAACAAGGTGTGGTATTACAGGAATCAAAGAGGATTCACATTACAAGAGCTATCAAGACTTACCGGCTTATCGGTTGCGGCTATTAACAAAATAGAAAATGATAATACAAGTGATATACTTCTTACTAATGCAATCACATTATCTCGTGTCCTTAAAGTTGATATATACGAGTTATTTTGTATATCTAAATGAGGAGGAATAAGTATGGAAAGATGTTACTTTAATGTAATCTGTGAGGAAATTTCAATTTTGGGTGGTAAAGTGATTCATATTGATGAAAATGTGGGAAGTTTGGAAGAAGTACATAAGGTTGTCATGGATAATGTAACTAAATATCCTAATGGTAAGTGGGAGTTATACCCTATGCAATTAGCGATGTAAAAAATTAAATAAATATGTTTTAGAAAGAGCAGTTTCTTCGGAAGCTGCTCTTTTGTTATGTAAAGGAGTGAAAGGGAATAGCAAAAGCTAAATCGAAATATCATGTAGATATTTCAGAACAAGGTAAGAAAAATCGAACATATAAAGGTGTAACTTATGACAGTCTCACTGAACTTAAATTTTTACAAGAGTATATAGAACCTAAGATGAAAAGTGGAGAAATATTATCATATGAACGCCAAGTAGAATATGTTCTTCAAGATAAATTTAAATATAAAGGTAAAACAATTCTACCTATTAAATATAGAAGTGATTTTAATGTTGTCTGGTCTGATGGAACTTTACAGGTTTTTGACGTGAAGGGCAATCCAGATAGTATGTCACTTTTAAAAAGAAAAATGATGTGGGCTAAGTACCCAGAAACCAACCTTACGTTTATTTGCAGAAATCTCAAATATGGTGGTTGGGTAGAATATGACGTTTTAAAGAAACTTCGCAGAGAAGCGAAGAAAAATAAGAAATAAAGGAGAAAAAGGAATTATGAAAATTTTGGAATTTGTAGAGAGATACAACAACATGGCAACTCAGCAGTTAAAGGATAGATTTATCAAGGAGGAAGTTAAAATCACCCCTTATGTATCAATCATTAAGAAAGATGCCTATGCACAGTTAATTGTAGATAAAACAACATTTGAGCAAGAAGCTTATGACAAAGTATCGTAAAACAGATAAGATTAGAGTAAATTCTGTTGCTCAGTATATACAGTTTTGTCGTGCCGTAATTGAATTATATACAGATCTTGAGATTGACAAGGACGATAAAGGTTTTATCAAGGGATATGATGCACTTAAATCATCTGGCTTACTCGATATTTTAATGGTTGGTTCTGATAAAGCCGATCCACTTATTCCTATGAGTGAATTGAGTGAATTCAAGACAATTTTAACAATGAAGCAGTCAGACACTCAGTTCAATGAGACAACCGCTCAGGCGTTTATTAGCAAACAGATTGGAAGGATTTCTGATTTGACGAATGCTACTCTCACACCGCTTGTTAAAGTTATAAGTAAAAAGCTTGATGAGTTTCCGAAAGCAGATTTAGAAGGAAAAATTCTTGAGTTTGCAAAGAATGGCAATTTCAAAGAAGTCTAAGTAAATTCAAATTTCTTGTGAGATAAACAGGCTCTATGCGTGTCAAAGCGTATAGGGCTTTTCTTATGGAGAGTGGTTACTACTGCTCTCTTATTTTAGTGTAAAAATAGTGAAAATTTTGGAGGTGATGAAATTGGCAAAAAATATATATGCAGATTTTAAAAAGAAGTTGAAAATCACATTGCAGAAGAAGTCGCACCACAAGTAAATGAACTTCTAAAAGAATCTGTTAGATATTCATTGATAGATTGGTACAACGACTACACTTCACAGTCGTATGAAAGAACATATAATTTTATGAAAATTCTCGATTCTACAAAAACAAGAGGTAGAGGGAATATTCTTCGTTTTTCGGTTGATTCAGGTGCAATGGATTCATATGTCGGTTGGTTTGGTCAAAGTTTACAGCCAAGTACAGCTTTCGACTATATGTTTGTGGATGGAGAACATGGTCATGGAAAATGGATGATGCATCAATCATTACCTCCGTATATGTATGTTGAACGAGACATTGAGGACGGTTTTGGTGGTCGTTTGGATAAAATTGTCAACAAAAGAATTGATGAGATTTTAAGAAAGTGAGGTAATTAAATGCCAGGTATATATCAGTATGATGTAGAAATCAAATCGAATGTAGCAAAACTACTTTCAGATATGAAACAAGTCCAAGACAGATTAGACACTGTTGAGGGCAAAGAATATAAAATCAAATTAAATGTCGATGAAAAGAAATTATCCAGTGTAATTTCTAATCTCGAAAAAATGCTTGATTCTCTTGGTAAAGGAACAGGTGATTTTAAACAGTTTGAGAATTTATCAAAAGAATTATCAAGTGTTGTCTCAGAAGTGCAGAGTTTAAGTAAAGCTTTTGGCAAAGTAGATGATTCTGGTACGAAGACACTACTCTCTTCTATTCAAAACATTGACAAATCGCTTTCTGAACTGAGTCAGAATATTCTCAATGTTAATAAAAACATGGGTAATATGGGTGGTAATACGAGTGGTGCTGTTAAACAGGTAGAGAACATAACTAATGAGAGTAAGAAAGCTACTTCTGCTCTTGAAGATGTTGCTAAAGCCCAAGCAAAAGTTAATGGACAGAAAACGAATATTTTGTCTGCTTCTGTAGAGTCTGCTACTAATTCCATCAAAGAAGAGAATAATGTATTAGCGCAGAATACTCAGAAAATTAAGGAAAATACACAGGCTAAAGCACAGAATGCCAATGTAAACCTCAATAAGTATGATAAACGGTTAGACTCTTATAATGGTAAGGTTGATAAATATCAAGCCACTATTGACAGATTTAATGATGGTGGTTGGACAAGTGATACATATTTGAAAAATGTACAGGCTGTACGTGATGCTGTCAAACAGTACGCAACTCTTCTCGACAATATAAAGACTAATCAAAATGGTATCGCTACTGATGAGGATATTCAGAACTTAGACAAGTATGAAAAGAAAATCAAAGATACTATCGCCACTGTCACTAATATGTCAGCTTCTGAAAAGGGATATAGTCAATTGTCAGGACAAAAAGAAATTGATAAAATCAATAAAATACTTCGTGAAAATTCAGCAATGTCTTCAGAAGCAAAAGCTAAAATTAAAGCATATAAGCAAGAACTTATTTCTGGGAATCCTAGTGTCAGTTTGGAAAAAATACATGGCGAAATAATGAAAATTGTTAACGCTGAAGAACTTGCTGGTCGTGCTGGCAGAAGTATGTTTGATGTCATTAAAGAGAAAGCATTTTATGGTTTTGCTGCACAAATTGGAATGTATTTCGGTTTTAATGATATTGTTAATGGTTTTAAACAAGTTGCTTCTACTGTAATTGATTTAAATACACAGATAACAGAACTTGCGAAAGTATCTGAGCAATCATCAAAACAGATTTATGCTGACTTTGACAGTTATGCAGATATTGCAAAGGAAGTCAGAGGTACGATTTCTGATACTATTGCAGCTACTGCGGATTGGTCGAAAAATGGATATAGTATTCCAGATGCTAAACCATTAGCAGAAATCTCACAGCTTTATAAAAATGTTGGCGATGGAATTAATATTGATGAAGCCAACGAGTCACTTATTTCAACCTTAAAAGGTTTTCAGCTTGAAGCAGATCAAGCAGAACACATAGTCGATGTATTTAATGAGGTCAGTAATAACGAAGCTATATCAAGCGGAGGCATAGGCGAAGCCCTTCAGCGTTCTGCCGCTTCATTTAACGCTGCTTCCACCTCACTTGAAAAGTCAGTTTCGCTCGTAACGGCAACAAACTCTGTACTTCAGGATCCAGAAAAAGTAGGTAACATGTGGCGTACCGTTTCCGCACGTTTAAGGGGTAAATTTGTGCCCATCTATAGTGAAAACTATAGTCTATGTACGTGTTAAATAAAAACATAGCATAACAACTA